GATGAGCCCAACAGCATGCTCGTTTGCAACGAGGACGATGATGTAATATTCAGCCTTGTATATCTGGCCGAGCGGCTCACGCAGGAGATCGGAAATCATATCAGCGAATATATATCCCACCTCGGCGACGAGATCGCCGAGACGGTGGAGTGTTAGGAGGTGGGCGATGTGGAGAATATCACAATAAACGCAGCTATCTCCAAGCTTACCGATGAGCTTACCGCATTTAAGGGCAACCGTTATGGAGAAGTGGTCAAGGATGCTGTAGCCGAGGCGCTTATGGACTTCTGCAATAAATCCGATGCCTTTGCCGCTATCATCGCCGAATCGCATCACACCCTGAGCGACTGCATCAAGGAAATAATGAAAGGCTGCGGAGGAGCTATTTCCGACATCGACGTGTACCGCCGCGCCGTGCAGTTCTACTGCCCGGAGGCCACCGTGCATTTTGACATGAGAATCGAGCTGCCCGGAGCCGAAACAGCCGCCATGCCTGCCGCCGCAGATAATCCCAATATCATCAACATATTCGACATACTGTAGCGGAGGTGGAGAACATGAGCTACATCCAACCGCGCCCCCGCTGGGACATCTCAAAGAAACTGCTGTTATCACTCCCGCCGCATGACGCACCTCGGGCAAAAAACGACGCGCAGCTTGCGATTACCGCATCAGCCCCAAGGGTCGATACCGACGACCCCCGCCGAATACTGGTGATCACTGTATGGAAGAAGAGCGAGCGGCTCTTTTCGGTGTATATAGACGCATATAGCCTGTACAGCGGCAGAGATATCACCTACATACACACCGATCGCCGCTGGTCCGAGGGCGATCTGCAGTACAACATGGGCCACATCGCCCGTGTGTGGAATTACAGAAAGCCGAGCAGATTATATATTTCACCGTCAGACAGTCAGATCATAGGTGAATACTTCAGCGACTACACCACAGCACCGCTGGTGCTCATTGAAAACGAACTGCGCAGTCACAGGGATGCCCGTTATCAGCATCGAACAGAGACACGCAGGAACACGGCAAAGCGCATCGCAGATCAGCGCAAGCCGCTGCCTTACGATTTTGATCGGTGGATAAACAACCACCTTTTCGCCGGGCATCATTTTATCACATACGCCCGGCAGGGAAACACCATCCACGGCCGCTGCTCCCATTGCCAGGAATCTGTTTCTATTCTGGCAAAGAAGGGAATGAAGCACCACACAGAAGTGAAATGTCCGGCCTGCGGAGTGAAAACAAGACTGTACGCCACCGGCAGATCGAGCAGAGGCTTGATAAGCCAGACCCAACACGCCATAGTTGCCAACCGTATCGACGAGGGCCTGCTGCTGCGCTGCATTCCCGTGAGCCAGACCATAGACATGGCTGCCGGGGTTCGTACATACAAGATCCATGACGAGTTAGCCCTGTACGTAGTTGGCATCAAGGATGATATATCCCTTGAGTGGCTGTATAACGCCAATAGCCATCAGTCGTATTGGGATAAAGCGCGGGAGCCGTCCATGATGCACACTCCATATTTCAAGCATGGCTTGCTGTACACCGCCAATCTGCACAACGAGCTGCGCGGCACCGTTTGGCAGTACAGCGCCCTTGAACTGCTGCCCAAAGCAATACCGTGCACCGGAGAACAGACTATATCCAGCTATCTTGATCTTAGCCGGCGTGATCCATTTGTCGAGCGGCTCATGCGCGTCGGGCTTTACAATCTCGCCGTGCATAAATCCACTTACTACAGCCGAGTGTACAGCACACAAAGCGTTACCGACACCACCCAGAAGAAGCTGCACCGCGCTCTCGGCGTGCAGCGCTCCGACCTTCCGATACTGCGCCGTCTGAATGTGGACGAGGATGAGCTGAAGCTATACCGCCGGGTATGCGACTACGCACAAGACCCCGGACGGTTCATCAGACACCTGCGGTGCTTCAGGGTATCGCCCAAGAGCTTTGAGGGCATCATAGACCGCATCGGTGCACAGCCCCTTGAGCGGCTGCTGTACAAATATGTCCCGGCTCAGATGAAGGAGAGTCCGGAGGTATACACGAGCGTCAGCGCCGTCATCAGTGACTACCGCGACTATCTCGGTCAGTGCATAGAGCTTCGCCGTAATCTCGAGGACACCTCGAATCTATGGCCGCTTGATCTCCACAAAAGGCACAACGAGCTTTCAAAGCTGATAGTTAAGAACAAGACCGTCATTCAGGACAAAGCCGTACGACACCGCTGGAAGACCGAGCACCGGAATTATGAATACACGTCGAGCGGCTTTACGGTGCTCATGCCCCGGAATGCCTCCGAGATCATCAACGAGGGCAAGGCTATGTGCCATTGCGTGGCTACCTACGCTGACCGCGTAGCCCGTGGAGAAACCACTATTCTCTTTGTACGTTCGACATCTGACCGCAATAAGCCACTCGTAACCGCAGAAGTGCGGGACGGAAAGACCATACAGATACGCGCCAGGAATAACCGAGCCCCGGACGATGCCGTAATGGCGTTCTGGGCGGACTATGAAGAAAAGATACTCAAACCGCTCTTTTCCGAGCGGAACAAAATCAAAGTAAAGGCAGGTTAAAGCATGGATCAGCTTGCGATAAATAAGACCGCACAGCTTGCGGCAGAAATTAATTTCATTAAGGAACAGACCGCCCGGCAGGTTCTGACCGCGTCCATAGAGATAGGCAACCGCCTCGAGCAGGCAAAAGCTCTTGTGGATCACGGCCAATGGGAGACGTGGCTGCAGGAGAATGTCAGCTATTCACAGTCTACAGCCCAGAACCTCATGCGCATAGCCCGTGAGTACGGCAGCAATCAGCTCGACATCACCGGGCGTGCACCGGCAGATATATTCGGTCAGCTCACATATTCCCAGGCGGTTGCCCTTTTTGCCTTACCTGAGGCTGAACGAGCCGAGTTTGTAGAGACGCACGATGTTACAGAGATGTCGACCCGTGAACTCCAGCAGGTCATAGCCGAGGAAAAGGCCTTGCGGGAATCAGCTGAAGAAAAACTGCTCGCCGCATCGGAACGCGCCGAGCAGGCAGCTCAGGAAGCAAAAAGTCTCAGAAACGAGCTTTCCCATGAACGAGATAAGGCTGAGCATGCTGCCAACCAGTTTCAGACCGCCGCTAAAAAATCGGAGTCAGTAATACGGGCAGCAAAAAAACGCTCTGATAAGCTCGAAGCCCAGCGAGCGGCTCTCGAGGCTCAGATAAAAGAGCTTCGTGATCAGCCTCCCGAGCTTACCGACGAGCAGCGCGCAGAGATCGAACGTCAGATCGAGAAGAAATATACCACTCAGATAGAGCAGCTTACCATTGACGCAGACACAGCCAGAGCGCAGCAGCAGGCCATAGCCGAAGAAAAGGCGGCTCTTGAGCGCAGGATACAGCAGGAAAATGACAAGCGTCTGGTGAAGTTCCAGGCACTTTTCGAGCGGCTGCAGATGGACTTTGCTTCCCTTGTGCGTCTGGCTGATGACATCGGCGGCGACACCGGCAATAAGCTGCGTACTGTCATTGCCTCACTGACCAACGGTATAGCCAATGCCTGACTACACCTATATTCCCACCGAGAGCGAAGAACAGCAGCAGATATTTCAGTGGGCGTCATACGCCCTTGGCCGCTATCCTGAGCTGAAATATATGTACCACGTTCCCAACGGCGGAGTTCGCAACAAAGCAACCGCAGGCAGATTGAAAGCCGAGGGCGTAAAGTCCGGCGTGCCGGATATCTGCCTGCCGGTCCCCCGGGACAAGTACCACGGCCTCTACATCGAACTCAAGCGCCGTAAAGGCGGCAGGCTGTCTGATGATCAGAGCGATTGGCTTGCCGCCCTGCGCGGCTTTGGTTATTTAGCCGCTTCCTGTCGTGGTGCCCGGGAGGCCATAGAGCTTATTCAGAGATATTTGAACCTGAGAGAGGAATAATATCTATCGGTCGAGCGGCTGATACTGCCGCGTCAGCACAAGGAGGAAATATATGTACCCATACCACAACAGGATAAAGCAGCGCATCCGCGACGGTGAACTTATCGGTTACCGCTATGTGAATGATTATCCCAGAATCGGAAAATGTCTGCTGCTGGAGTTCAGCACGCCGCCGTTTGTCAGGCCGGTGAGGCCAGAGCGGTATGGGGAGTATGAGCCGATTCTAAGGGAGTGGGAGAAGAAAGGAGAATAACGATGAAAGTAATAGCACATTTGACGATTAGCGAATGGTTTATAGCATTGCTATCTGAGAAAGGCGGATTAAGCGACGCAAACGAAATTAAGCAGGCACTTAGCGAAGCGTTTGAGGAAATGCCGTTTGTTTCAAAGGTTGAGACAGAAATAGAAGACGAGGTGCCCGAAGAGACAGGGGGCCATATTAATCCTGAAAGAGAGAAGTCCCATGACCTTCCGTAAACGCCGGGGTATCGACCTGTCTTACGTTGAACAGGGCTACATAGCCTTCAGCTGCTGGCGGTATTTCAAGCAGCCGCCGGAGGTGCAGCAGAAGATAATCAACCTCTGCATGCAGATCGGCGGGGAGCACTATGTAGCCCTGTTTGAGGTGATGACCCGTCCTGATCTGAGCGTGGCTGCGGTGGCGATGCGGCACTATATCAGCGAATCTCTGCTGTACAGCCTGAGAAAGAAATTCTATGAGAGCTGGGAGTGACCCCGGCTCTTTTTCTCGTTTAGCTCAAGTGTGTGATAACTGACACGCCTTTCGTGTTACGATCACCTTGGTTAGAGGTTTTGGCATTTTACTCTGACCCTCCTAATAGCCAATGCAAAACACAGGGCGGCGAGTTTTGCAGCGCCTGCAAAAGGCGTAGTTTTTGAGCCGCCAATGCAGAACACAGGAGAAACGCGAATGATGCAAGAATCTGTCTTCTTAAAGAAAAAGCGAACACGTTTTAAGCTGGGCGGGTCTGTCGGCCATCTTGAGAGTTTGCTCGGTGGATGTCTGCCCGCGGACGACGAAGTCTATAAGCTGATCTCAAATCGCCATTTCTCCGTAATATCGCTGATTCTTTATATTGCTCAGCGTACAGTTATCAATGAGCTTTATGTTTCTACATTTGGAGTTGGAAGAAAAGAAATCGTTATGCTTCAAGGGTTACATGAGCAAGGAAGACTTGGCAATGTTTCGCTTGTAGCTGGCCGCATTATGGCTAATGCCGCAGACAAAAAGGAACGTGATCACCTACTCAAGCAGATATGCGAGAGGAATGAGTGGAGGTATATTTGCATTGATAACCACGCCAAACTGGCCCTGCTCGACACAAGCGCCGGTAAATTTATTATCGAGACCTCCAGCAACCTCAACGAGAACCCATCCATCGAGCACTTTAGTTTTGAGAAATCACCGGAGGCTTACGATTTTTACAAGGATTGGTTTGAATCATGGCTAAATCAAAAGCAGCCCAGTGGATAGAACCGGACGGCCTCACGCTGCTCGGAGCATGGGCGCGGGATGGACTGACCGACGAGGAAATAGCAGCAAAGTGCGGCATTTCCCGCTCGACACTTGCCGAATGGAAAAAGCGCTATCCGGACATTTCGGACACCCTAAAAAGGGGCAAGGATATTGTCGATTGCGAGGTCGAGAATGCACTTCTCAAGCGAGCCGTCGGATATTCGACTGTTGAAACACGCGTAGAATACGAATGCGGCATCGAGGTTAAGCGCATAGAGACGATAAAAGAGGTACCGCCCGACACGACCGCCCAAATCTTCTGGCTCAAGAATCGCCGCCCGGATATATGGCGCGATAAGCAGCAGGTGGAAGCCGACGTTGACACCGAGCTGCATATTGAACTTTCCGACGAGCTGAAAGAGTTTATACAGTGAAGCTCAATATTCCCAGACCCAACGCAAAGCAGGTACAGTTTCTTAAAGCCGTAGCGCGATATGTCGCCTATGGTGGCTCCCGAGGCGGCGGTAAGAGCTGGGCCATACGTATCAAGGTGGCGCTGCTCGCGCTGTTCTGGCAAGGCATAAAGATACTCATACTGCGCCGGACGTATCCGGACTTGATGAAGAACCACATCGAGCCGCTGCGTGATCTACTTGAGCCTCTTGGAGCCAAATACAACGATAAGACAAAAACGCTGAGGATCGGCAAAAGCCAGATCATCTTCGGCTACTGCGACAATGACAACGATCTGAGGCGCTATCAGGGTAACGAGTACGACGTTATCTGTATCGACGAAGCGACACAGTTCAAGTGGGAGTGGTTCGACGCTCTCAAGGCCTGCGTCCGTGGTGTCAATAATTTCCCGAAGCATATCTTCCTGACCTGCAACCCCGGCGATATCGGTCATGCCTGGGTCAAGCGCCTGTTTATAGACCGGGATTTTCTTCCGGGCGAAAACCCGGACGATTACGATTTTGTCGCAGCTACGGTATATGACAACATCGCGCTCATGGAGAATGACCCTGAGTACGTCAGAAATCTTGAGTCGCTGTCCGATGCGCTGCGCGATGCGTGGCTGTACGGTAAATGGGATAGCTTTGTGGGGCAGTACTTTACCGAATGGCGAGCGCATATACACGTCGCCGAGCCCTTCGAGATCCCGGCAGGCTGGCGGAGATATTTCGCAATGGACTACGGCCTTGATATGTTGGCCGGATACTGCATAGCACTTGATCCTCAAGGGCGCGCATTCGTGTACCGAGAGGTGTACAAGCCCAATCTGATCATCTCCGACGCAGCGCGGGAGATCAAAGAGCTGTGCGCAGGGCAAAACATCTTCCAATATTTTGCACCGCCGGATATGTGGAACCGTCGGCAGGACACCGGCAAGAGCGTGGCAGAGATATTCGGTGAGAACGGGATATATCTGACCAAGGTGCAGAACCAGCGTGTGGACGGCTGGCTGCACATGAAGGAATGGATGAAAGTAAGAGAGGACGGCGGGCAGCAGTATTCCATGCTGACCTTCTTCCGCACCTGTCCGAACGTAATCCGCTCCATCCCCCTGCTGCAGTTCGACGACAAGCACCCTTCCGACGCAGCCACCGAACCCCACGAGATCACCCACGCGCCGGATGCAATACGATATTTCTGCGCCGGGCGGCCAATGTCCGCGCCGGTCATTGAACATAAAAATAACCCTCTGCCGCCTGCGCTGCGGGATGCAGAGGAGTACACAGGAGGATTGATGAATTGGTAGGTAAGTTTATTGCGTGGCTGCTGCGTAATGCGGGGTATTGCCTGATCACGGACAAGGCGTTTCTCGCCTACGATGCTGCCGTGTCTGAGGTATTTAAGGAGATCGAACGGCTTAACGAAAAGCTCATCGAGCTGGACAGCGTCATCTGCTCCACCATGGAGTGCGTCGAAGAGCTTAATGATAAACAGTTAGCTGTGCCCGTCAAGCAAAGCGACAACTATAACGTCGCGGCGCAGATTCTTAACGAATTCCTCAACGGCCCCCAGCCCACCGGGAGGAATGACGAATGAGCGCAGCCACAACCAAACTGTGGGACGAATACAGGGCCGGACTTGAATATCAGAGCAGCATGGGCTTTGCTGCTGATTTCCCGGTGTTTGAGGCCTTCAAGGAGGGCGACCAATGGCCTGCGGCGACACAGCGCACGCGAAACCTGCCGCGACCGGTATTCAACATCGTGGATATGTTCATCCGCACCAAGCGGGCAGCCATAGTCAACCAGCCCATCACCATCCAGTACACCCCCAGCGAGTATGCCGCCGATCCGGGTGCCGCCTCTCTTGCCTCCAACGGCGCAAAGGACTTCACCGACTACGCCCGACAGCTGTGGGAAAGTTGCGAGCAGGACGAGCTGAACGGCGAGCTGGTGGACGATGCCGCCACTCTGGGCACCGGGGTGCTGCACTATTTCTTTGATTCAAGCGTTCGGGGCAGGGGAGAGCATCCCTTTACCGGAGAGATACGCGGCGAGACCATCGACCCGCTTAACATCTTCTTCGGTGATCCTCAGTGCCGCAACGTGCAGCGGCAGCCCTACATAATCATCGCCCAGCGCGTGGATGCCGAGAAGGTCAGAGAGCAGGCCAAGGCCGAAGGGCTGGCAAAGGATCAGCTGAAGCTCATATCCGGCGACGACCGCCACGAGCACGAGGGCTATGACGCCGCCCGGAAGGAGCTGAGCAACCGCAAAAAGGTGACGGTGCTCACCAGATACTACCGCAAGAACGGCGCGGTGGTTTACGACCGCTGCACCGAGCACGTGGAGATCATCAGGGAGCGCAGCCTGACGCCGGATGGCTCGGCGTACACCATAACCAGATACCCTGTGGTCGTTCTCAACTGGTACAAGCGCAAGAAGTGCATATTCGGCATCGGCGAATGTCAGACCCTTATTCCTCCCCAGAAGGCGGTAAACTTCCTCAAGGCGATGGAACTCATGAGCGCCCAGCAGACGGCATGGCCCAAAACCATCGTCAAGCCGGGAGCCATCAACCAGCCCATCACCAACGAGCCGGGTGAGGTGCTTACCGACTACTGCGCCAACGGTACAGGCATAGCATATCTCAACCCTCCTGCCATGTCCTCGGGCGCAAGCGCTCTGGCTCAGAGCATATTTGACCTGATGCGTACGGTGTCCGGCGTCAACGAGGTGACCACCGGCGAACCCATCGGCAGCAACATTGCCGCCTCAGCCATCATCGCTCTGCAGTCTCAGGCCACCAAGCCCATTGAAGAGGTGCAGAGCCATTACTGGCGGGCAATAAAGCAGGTGGGCGCTATATGGGAGGAGCTTATCAAGGCCTACTACAACACCGAGCGCAATATCACCACCTCCGATATATCCGAGGACGATGACCCGGCCAACAGCACCCGGCCTTTCCTTGGCGCGGCCTACGCGGATGTCGGCTTCCGGCTGAGCATTGACGTGGGTACCTCCAGCGAATACAGCGAAGCTCTGGCAATGAGCACGCTGGATAATTTCCTCAATCGGGGCTTTATCGACCAGTTCGACTATGTTGAGCTGGCTCCCCAGAATGTGGTTCCCTTCCGTGAGCAGCTCAAGAAACGCTGGGCGGACAGGGATGCACAGAAGCAGGCTTTGCTGCAGCAGGTCATGGCTGAGGCGCAGAATATGGCAGCGCAGCCGCCTATGCTGCCTGACGCAGGAGCAGAGCCGACCGGTGTGGTTCATCCCGCCGGAGTGGGAGGGGCTGATCTTCCCGCCATTCCCAAGGCTCCGGGCCTGCCCACTCCGTAGAAAGGAGGAAGAAGCTATGGATTGCCCTCTGTGCGGCGCGGAAATGCGCATCGTCAACAGTGGTGTGGTGCCGGAGAATGACAACGACCCGAATCTGCCCACGCGCATCTGGCAGGTGCAGCAGTTCAAATGCATGAACCCCGGCTGCTCCAACGAAAACACCACCGAGAAGCGCCACCTGCTGTACCCGGCAGATGACGCCGAATAAACACCATCAAGGGCTGCAAAACGGTAGCGTTCCGAACCTCGCCCACAAAACGCGGAAAGGAATAGCCTCATGGAATATGAGAACATGGCTGCCAATGCCGCCGAGACCTCTGCGCCCGACACCGGCACGCAGGAATCCCAGACGGTTGGGAGTGCCGCCGCTCCCTCTGATGCATCCGCCGGGCAGGATGTGACCAGAACACAGGCGTTTTCGCGCCGCCTCAATGAGATGTCCGCCAGGAATACCGACGCGGAGATCAAGAAGCTCGGAATGTTCAACCCCTATAACAACTCTCCCATCGAATCGCTTGCCCAGCTCCGGGACTACCGCGCCATGCAGGAAGCTGACGAGCGCGGCCTTGACCCCCAGTCTACCGCAGAGCTCAACGGCCTGCGCTCCCAGCTTGCGGAGTACAGGCTCAGAGAGCAGGAGGCAGCCATCAAAGCCGACCCCAATCTTGCCGGTATATACGAGGATTACCGCGACGAGGTAGTGGCCTTTGCCGAATACGCCGCGTCTGAGGGCAGAGAACTTGACCTCGATGCCGCGCTGCGTGTGGTCATGTCCCAGAACTACGACGCCATCCGGGCAAAGGACGCCGAGCGTGTGCGGAACGAGGCTCTTGCAGGCATCAACGCCAACCGCGCAGCCTCTCCCGGCTCCATAGGCGGAGCACCGGCGGGCGACAGCGTGAGCTATGCCGACATGAGCAGCGCGGACTTCAAGCGTCTCGTAGAGGCTGTGAAGCGTGGAGAGCACAGAAGATCATAACACTCTACACGAAAGGACGATACTACATGAACATGATCAAAAGACTGCTTCGTGCAATCTTTCTCTTTCCGTTCACTCTCATCTTCGGTGCTGTGGCACACAACACCAACACCATCGGCGGCAACATGTCTGCCGAGAATAAGGAATATTACGACCGTAATCTTCTTGATCGCCTCAAGCCCAGCCTGATCTTCCATCAGTACGGTCAGAAGCGTCCCATCCCCAAGCGCGAGGGTGGCACCATCAACTTCCGCCGTTACGCTGCACTCCCGGCGAACACCACCGCTCTGACCGAGGGCGTCACCCCTGCCGGCACCCAGCTGTCCATCAGCACGGTCACCGCTACTCCCGAGCAGTACGGCGATTTCGTCACCATCTCCGACAAGCTGGATATGATCGGTCTTGACCCCAACATCACCGAGGCCGCAGAGCTGCTGGGCGATCAGGGCGGTCTGACCCTCGACACCGTCGTGCGCGACGTTGTATGCGCAGGCTCCAATGTTCTGTACGCCAAGGGTACCGGCACCGACGAAGTCACCGCTTCCGACGTGCTCACCAGCACTCTCATCAAGAAGGCCGTTCGCGCCCTGCGCAGACAGAATGCCAAGCCCCTTGAAGGTGGCTTTTTCATCGGCATCATTCATCCCGACACCGAGTTCGACCTGCAGAGCGACCCCCTGTGGCAGGATGTGAGCAAGTATAACGGCGGCGAAGCCATCATTGCAGGAGAGATCGGCAAGATGTGCGGTGTCAGATTCGTCAACACCAGCAACGCCCCCATCTTCGATGGCGCAGGCGCTGACGGTGCCGACGTATACGGCACCATGATTATCGGCGCCAACGCATACGGCGTCGTGGACATCGAGGGCGAGGGCAAGCCCAGAATCATTATCAAGCCCGTTGAGAGCGGCGGCACCGAGGATCCTCTGGAGCAGCGCTCCACCGTAGCCTGGAAGGCATTCATGACCGCCGTGCGTCTGGACGAGCTGAGCATGATCCGCATCGAACACGGCGCAACTGCATAATTGAAGGAGGAAACAGCAATGCCGAAAGCAACCAGCAAAACCGAGCAGGCTGCAGATAATAATCTTGAGACTGCTGTGCAGCCCGGAACAGAGGTGCAGCCCAAAACAGAGGTACAGCCCGAAGCAGGCGGTGCAGAGGATAGCAAAGAGAGCGCTGTGATCACCAACGCTCAGATCGACAGTGAGGCGCGCTCCATGAAGGCCATTCTCGAGGCTCGCCCCAAGAGAACCGTCAAGCTTGTCAATGCGCAGGCCAAGAAGACCGGGGCCACCGTGCCTCCTTATCCTGTCAGCATCAACGGCTACGTCTTCCATATCCCCTGGAACAAGCCGGTCGAAGTCCCCGACCGCGTAGCTGACATTCTTGAGCGTCAGGGACTTATCTAACCACTTTACACTAATCTACAGGGCGGCGAGCTTGTGAGAAACAAAGCCGCCGCCCTTATTTCTTTTATGGAGGAATGGACATGATAACCAAAGGCAGAGCGATAGACGAAATGCTTCGCTGGCTGGATGAGGCGACCATCAACGGCGAGCAGCCGGCATCCGAGCAGCTGGCCGATTACCGCGACCGGGCGGCGCATCTTCTTTCGGGCGTGGTCAGTCTTATCGCCGAGCAGTTCCGCATTCCTGCGTCCTTTACCGTAGTGCAGAATCCTGTGCCCAATCTGCTGGGGGATGCTTATCACCTCGAGAGCGTCATGCCCGGAGAGCCTTTTGTGGCGACTGTCAACGGCCTGCGCTCCTTTTACCTTGAGATCATGGGCGATGTGGCGGTCAGCGTCAGATGTGGGCAGGACATTATATACAGCTGCGAGGAATACTCCGAGAATGAGTTCCTGCCGCTGTGCGCAAACGTGGACGCACAGGGCGTGGCGACCATCACGGTCGAATCGGAATATCCTGCCTCCGTGCGCTATCCTGCCGTATACGCCGTACCCTTCCCGTACGACGAGCTGGTGCAGCCCAACACGCCCTATGTGGCATACGAACTGCCCCATGACCTGCGCGAGTATGAAAAGTGCGTGCGCACCTCCGACGGTACCAATTATGAGGAGTTTCAGGACGTGCGCCGTGAGGGCTTTCGTACCTTCCTGCTGCCGCGCAAGGCAAAGGGGCAGTTTACCTTTCATTACTGGCGCAACCCCTGTGCCGTACCCCATGACGCGGCGGACGATCACCGCCTTGAGGTTGCTCCGGAGGCTGAGCCGCTTATCGGCCTGAAGCTGGCTGCTGACGTGACGCGGGGCATCCCGGAGTGCCAGAGCGTGGCCTATTGGCTGGACGCTGAATTTGCTTCACGGATAAACAATCTGGCCCGGCAGGAGCGGGGTGGCATTGTCCGCATACAGCCGACCTATTCGATGTGATGAGGTGAGAATATGGCATATATCCCAGCGGTGAATTATTCAAAATCCGGCGCGCCCGATGCTCCCGGAACCCAGGTCATGACCATCGCGCAGTTCGATGGAGCCGACCTTACCAGCGAGCCGACGCACATGTCAATCACCCGGTCACCAGACTGCCGTAATATGATGCGTGCCGCGCCGGGAAAGGTAAAGCGGCGCATGGGGTACGAGAGAATCCAAAAATATGACGGACAGATTAATGGTGCAACAGATATACCGGCTGGCAAGGTAATACACTCGGGAACAAAAGTGTATATGAATGGTCAGATGCTCGCAGGCAGCATGGAAGAAGCGATTGAAGCATTTACCTCCAGCTCTGAAATAATTGATACCGGTGTAGCTGATGCGCGCTCCTGTATAGTGCGAATGGGTACGGTAGGAAAAACATGCATGCTTGACGGAAGAAATCTGAGAGGCTTCAGAAACGCTACCAACAACGAGGGCATCACAATCCGATATTGTCAGAAGCTGAGTGATGCCGCATATGTCCCCACCGTAATGATCGACCGCGACCCCATAGGCGGAGGTACGGCCCACGAGGATATCAACGTGCTGTCTGATGCCTTTACCGAGCTGTTCTATGCCGACGGCAAAAGCACAGCGTACCAGATGTCCTTTGACAATTTGATAGCCGAAAAAGGCTCGGTTGTAAAGACGCTGAACAGCGACGGACTTACATGGAAGACCCTCACCGAAGGAAGCGATTACAGCGTCAATTACACCACCGGCGTTATCACCTTTGTGTACGCACCAGCCGTCACTCCGGTCAGCGGACAGTCCAACGTGTCCATCACGGTCAGCAAGGATCGATCAGAAAAGCGCAGCTGGATCGACAAGTGCACAGTAGGCATCTGCTTTGGAGACAGCAGCTCCGGCGCACGGCTCTTCTGCACCGGCAATCCGGATTATCCCAACCGTGACTTTTGGTCGGAGATTGATGATCCGACATATTTCTCTGACCTGAATTACTCCATCCTCGGGGATATCAGCTCAAGGATAATCGGATATTCCACGCTTGGCGACCGGCTGGCAGCTCACAAGGATGACGGCACGATCTACATTCGTTCAGCTGTAACCGATGAAAACAACATGTACCGGCAGATGTTCCCGGTTACTTCGGTGATTCGCGGCCCCAGAAGCATAGCGCCCCATAGCCATGCAGTTCTGAACAACGAACCGCTTTTCCTCACAGAAAACGGAATATACGCCATCACCTCCGCCGATCTGACCGCCGAGAAATATGCCCAGCGCAGATCCTTGTACCTCGACGGCGCACTGCTTAAAGAGCCGAGCCTGAGCGAAAGCTTTGCGCTGGTATACAGGAATTATTACCTGCTGGCTGTCGATGATCGGGTATACGTGCTGGACGGCACGACCGCCACATACGCAAAGGATGAGCCGCATTCCACATACCAGTACGAGGGCTTTTTGTGGACAGGTATCAGCGCAAGATGCATGTGGACGTGGGATAGCGACCTGTATTTCGGTGATGATAGCGGTCAAATATATCGCTTTTCCGAGGAACTCAGCACCGATGATGGAAGCCCATTCATAGCCTGCTGGCAGACTCCTGACCTGCAGGGGGCTTCTTACTATCACTACAAGCACTTCACGCGCATTGCGCTCCAGCTTACACCGGGAGACGCATCAACAGTGGAAATCCATGCCAATTCCGGCGGGCCGTGGGCAAAGCTCATGGAGAAGGTCTTTGCATCAAGCGACCACGCCCGGGCGCTGGTGCGCAGGCTCAAGTTCAAAAAATGTACATCTGCCGCTTTCCGCATTCAGTCCGGCAAAGGTCAGCCCTTTGAGCCGGACGCCATAAGCGTTGAATACATCCAGACCGGGCGACACGAAAAACGCCTGTAGGAGGACAACGGATACATGAACAATACATGCAATTTATGCCCGGCGGACATGACGATGATCCGCGGCGACCTGTTTGAATATCCTCTCAGATTCAGCCTGAATGAGGACACAGCATACCGTCTGCTGGACGGAGACGTCCTGCGCTTCGGCGTTTTTCGCGGGCGCAAGCCGATGCTGCTGCTCAGATATTATTCCACGCAGCAGGCGGAGGACGGAACCATCAAAATAACCATCGCCCCGGAACTGACCGAAAGAATGGCACCGGGAGACTACAGATTCGAGGCCGAGCTTACAAGCGACATCAACGGCATACATACCGTAGCCGGGGGAACATTCAGACTGATGGAGGATCGCATAACCCCGGATGTGCGCAATGGCGTTGTAAAGCCGCCCGATTATCCGGACAGCGAGCTGCCCGATGACCACGAAAGACTGAACGGCAGGGAGAAATCTGACCAGCATCCGATCAGAGCCGTTACCGGCCTTTCAAAGCGGCTCAATGACCTCAGGATCGTCGCAGACGCAGCTGGCAGAAGCATTGTCCTGAACGATGCGTCAGGTGAACGGTTGTGCGGACTGATGCTGTACGGCAAAACCACGCAGGACGGAGTCCCGACGCCGTACATACCCATACCGCTGGCAAGTGCAGGTGATAGCGGGACGATTACCACTGTAGTGGCGGGTAAAAACCTTCTGGCCCCCAGACTTACAAGCGGCGCTTTTTCCGGCAACGCTGACGGTACATATACCGCTGTATCGACCGGAGCGGCCGCAATCGGCACGGTCACATTAGTCGCCGGCGAAAAATTTACACTATCCGCAACGAGAGTAAGCGGAAATGGAGCGTTGCCCTGTCTGATTATCAGAAAAAATGATGGAACAAACCTTGAAACAAACTACGCGGATACGACCGTCCCAGTAACCGTAGCGCTTGATGAAACGCTGACGGTCAATGTTATATTGCAGGGTGCTGCCAAAAACACGGCCTGTAATGTCGGCGACGTATTTGCAGTTCAGTTTGAAGTCGGGGAGGTTCCAACTGACTACGAGCCTTATAAGGGTCGGTTTCTCACCGTACAAATTTCAAAAGGGCTTCCGGGCATCCCTGTTCTGAGTGACGGTAATTACACTGACCCCAATGGGCAGCAGTGGATTTGCGACGAGATCGATTTTGAACGCGGAGTGTATGTGCAAAGGGTAAACGAGAGCACTTTTGACGGATCTTCTGACGAAAACTGGTATACGTTGGTCTCAGCTAATGGCGTTCATTACAGAATGCTCACCAGAGCTTGCCGCGGTCTGATAAAAACCACAGTTACCGGAGCAAAAGGCGTGATATTGTGTTCCGCATTTCCCGCAAGAAAAGCCGATGAAACCTACTTGAGCAACATGGGAATATCGGTAGAGGTTGATGGTGCAATCAGCGTATACATGCCTGAGTGCCAGACCCTGACAGATTTCAAAGCTTATTTATCAGAGAACCCGATGACTTGTCTGACGGCGCTTGCAAACCCTGTCGAAACCGCCCTGACTGCCGAGGAGATTGCGGCCTTCAAAGCGCTGCGCACCAAGGAATCGATCTGCACGATTATCAATAACGCTGGCGCATATATGGCTGCGGCATACGTCCCGGACTCAATGGCAGCGATATGCATAAGTAAAAGGCTGTCCGCGCTTGAGGACGCCATATTATCACTTGGAGGTAATGTGTAATGTTTTCTTTATCATCGTTCATAAAGACTGGCCTGATGGGAGCAGTCGGCCATCTGGCTGACTATCAGATCATTCTCAATTCTGCCGGATGGCTGGAGAAGGGCGTACTGACCGAGGCCGATCTTTCAGACATTCAGGAGGCCATCAATGCTCAGTATGCCGCTCAGCCGGAGATTGTCGAGGAGCCCGATGTGACGGAGGAGGGTTGATTATGGCCATCAGAAAATACTCACTGAAAAAGGACGGCAGCACAAAGCTGACCGCCCACTTCCGTGTACGCGAATTCAGATGTAAAGACGGCAGCGATACCATCTTCATTGACGAGAAGCTGCCAAAGCTGCTGGAGCAGATAAGGGTGTACGTGGAGGAGGCGGTCACTACTACGTCCGCCTATCGTACAGCTTCGTACAACGTCAAGGTTGGCGGCTCACGCAGCAGCTATCATGTCAAAGGTCAGGCCGCCGACATAATCACCAAAGGCCGTACGGTTGAGCAGATTGCGAAGTTCGCACAGGCCATCGGTGCCGGCGGTGTAGGTTTGTACACCAAAAAGAACTTCGTCCACGTTGACACCCGGGCGACCAGATACTACTGGAAGAACACCGGCAACGGTGATCGAAAAGTGAGCGGTCACGGCGGTGCGTGTCCTTATGCTCAGCCCAAGACTTCACTCAAAAAGGGCAGCAAGGGCAGCGGTGTCCGCTGGCTGCAATGGTGGCTCCGGCTGTGGGAATATGACATCTCCATTGACGGTGCTTTCGGCCCCAAGACCGAAAAGGCGGTCAAAGAGTTCCAGAAGCGTCTGGGGCTTGACGCAAACGGCCTTGCCGATGCCAGAACCAGAAACGCATTGAGAGGGGTGCTGTGATATGTGGCAGTACATACTCACAACCCTGTTTGAGTCGGTGGTGCTTGTACTGGCTATCTACTACTTCCAGCGCGGTCAGAAAAAGCGGGACAGCCACGCCGAAGAGCGCGCCGCAGTACGCCGCCGGGAAAGCCTTCTCAATCTGCAAATGACCATGGCGGTCAGCAAGCTTTCCTACGCCACCGCTGTGGCTATCGAGCGCGGAAAGACCAACGGCGAGCTGAAGGACGCCAAGGAGGAATACAGCAAAGCCCGTGCGGCCTATCTTCAGTTCCTCAACGAACAGGCCGCCGACCATCTAATGGAGGAGTGACCATGAAACACAAGCTCAAAAAGGTCAGCAACCTCGTTCTCATCGCCGCCGTCACCGCCGTCATTGGCTACGCGGTGACCGCCACCATCGTGCAAATCATCACCGGCGTGGAGCTGTCCCCGACGCTGACAACGGCATGGTTCAGCTTCTGGGGCGTGGAGATCGTGGCGCTGGCGGCTATCAAGACCAGCAAGGTCAGGCATCATACCGAAGAAACGGAGGATATTTGCGATGAAGAAATTACTGAATAAGCTGTCCAGCCGCAAGCTTTGGGTGTCCATCGGTGCGGTTTTGGGCTGCGTGCTTACCGCCCTGTGCGGCGAGCCGGACAACGCCACCCAGATCGTGGCCATCGTGGGCGCGGTGGTGTCGGCGGTGGGGTATGTGCTGGGCGAGGCGTCGGTGGATCGGGCGGCGGTAGAGACGCACCAGAGCGAGGGCTCGGCATGCGTGATCGGCTTCGAGGCCGATGGAGTAGAAGAATAGGAGGGACGCACGATGGCAACTACATACAACAATCTTGCCCAGGCTCAGGCGGCGTATGATACCCTGCTCAAGCAGAAGGAGCGCGTCCAGAGAGACGATTTTATAAACCAGCAGCAGGCCATTGTGGGCGTCAATAATTACCTTCGGCAGCACGGCTACAACGGCGGTGCGGCGGAAAGTATTCTGCTCAGAGCCAGAGGCAACAGGAGCGATCTGAGCGGCTATGATGCAGAGCTGGCCAACCTCGCCGCGCTGATCAGCGGCTTTAAGAGCAGAGGGATGGGGAGCGGTGCGGCAGGCGGCAGATCGAAAAGTAATTATCCGCTTTCCACGAATGCCTCGTCTTTGGACAGAGGACGGTCCGGCCTGAGAGGGCTTTACGGAAACCAGATGTACAAACTTAATTAAGTTACCCGTGAGGGAGGAACGCTATGGCAAAATTAAGCATGCAGAAGCAGCTCGACATTGCCGAACTGCTGATGAAGAAAAATAAAAGCCAACAGCAGCACACCATAGATCAGGCAAAGTCCGATTCTCCGGACAAGAAAAAATCTCCCCCGGCCTCTCAGCTGGGTGCAGACATTTCAGACGCGGTAGCCAAGGCCGGCTACAATGCCCTGAGCGCCGCACGCAACATTAAATCGCCAAGATCTTACAAAGACTTCGGTTCGGCTGACGATTATTATCAGTTCCTTTTGGAAAACACATCGGACGGTGCGGACGATAATGCGGTCAGCAGCGCTCTGAAAGCTACGCTCGAGCAGATCAACATGGAGAAAAACAGCTCACTTATGCCAACGGAGCAGTCGTACCGCGATTATCTTTCCAACGGCATGACATTCTATAACGACCTCGAAGCGCTGTACTACCAGCAGCTTGATTCGGAGAAGAAGGCCGCCTATGAAAAGGCACTCAGTCCATACGAATCCTTACGCACCAATGCTGATTTCAATTACGTTGTTCAGGCCGGCATTAAAAAGGAGCAGCCGGAATACCAAAGAGAGCGAAGTTTTGGAGATTATTTTCTTGATGCCCTCGATGGCGGCAAAAACATGAACGATGATGCAGCAGCGTTTCAAGCGAGTCTTGAAAACCCGGCGTTATGGGCTGCACGCAACTCTGAGGAGCTGCTTCAATCCGATTTGGCGTACTCGGCCTCGGAAAAGGGACTGTCGGACGAAAGCATAGGCTATCTCTATATGACCGACAAGGAGCTGCAGCTGTACACATACCTCGCAGAAACAGCCGGAAGAGAAAAGGCTGACGAGTATTTTGGAATACTGTCTGATGAGCTTTCACGGCGCAGAAGCGGAAATAGGTATCAGACACATTCTCAGTGGGCAAAAGAACATCCTTGGGCGGCATCGTTTCTTAGCTTAGGAACAGCTATAGCCCAACCGGTTTCATACGTGACAGGTGCGTTGGAATACGCAGCAACAGGCGATATAGACATAAATTCTAAGTGGAATGCCCCCGTAGAACTTACCTCATCGCTTCGTGAAGGTGCGGTTTCGAATGTTTATGATGAGTACAATGAATATGCGCAGAAACTATTTGCAAAATATTCTCCTTTTGGTGAAGCTTCGGGAGGAAAACCTACGAAAGAAGAGTTGGATGAGTTAGAGAAGTTGTCAAAGAAGGCAGATACGCTTGCCTTCTTCGCAAATACGGGATATTCGATGGCGGACAGCGCTCTTTCGCTCTTCCTTGGCGGCGGCAGCGCAGGCATGACCTCAGCGCTCATGGGCGGCGAAGCGGCCGGTGCTACGCTGTACAATTCGCTGACCAGCGGCAAAAGCGCTGAGCAGGCACTTGCTGAGGGCGGCGTATCTGCGTTTGTCGAAACGATGACCGAAAGGCTCCCGCTTGAAAATCTGATAAAATCCGTAGGGTCAGCCGGAGGGAAAATTACTAAAGACGGCATTATAAACTACCTCCGATCACTCCCGAGAGAAACGCTCCGGCAGGCGGGCATCGAGGCTACCGAGGAGACTATATCCCAGTACGCCAATACGGTATATGACATACTGGCAAATGGCGAAAAATCTGAGTATAACCAGTACTATGTTGCGCTTCTTCTGGATGGCATCCCTGCTGACGAAGCCGAAGAAATGACTTCTATAGAATTCTTTCTGCGACGACCCGGTGAAGCTGCGGCAGGCGGAGCGGTATCTGGATTTGTTTTCGGCGGCGTGGGTAACGTGGGCTCGGCGGCGAATTATGCTATGCAGCGCATGCTCGGAAACGCACCGGCCCTCACCACCACCGAACAGACCGCCGTCAACACCCTCGCCGACATATCCCAGCGTCAGACCTCCGGCACCTCCACCATCGCCGACACCGTTGCAGGGAAGCTTCTCACCGGACAGCAGCCCACCGAGGTGGAAATAAAGTCGCTGCAAAGGGCTGCCGGTCCGGTTCAGCGCGCCTTCGAGGGCATGACCGGAATCGAAGTGATCGGCGTGGATTCGAGCACTCTGCGCGCCAGAATCGCCGCATCGGCAAAGAATCCGGCAATAACGCAGGAGAAGGCCGCGCCCTATCTGGAGGCTATCAGACTGGCCGAGGACAACGCGCAGCAGACCACACCCACCCAGCCCGGTGCACAGTATGATTCGCTGCAGTATGGCGGAGACGGCACATCGGCTATTGACAGCATCGACGCAGCCAGAACCGGCGGCGCTCCCTTTGATATCGCCTCCGGGGCAGACACCGGCAGCGCAGCGGATATGGCGGAGGATTTCAGGCAGAGGCAGGCTTCACAGAGAGAAGCAGAACGCAAAAGGAATGCATCGCTTCGTAAGCAAGCCTGTGAGATGGTTGAAAAGCTGCGCAATACCGGGTACTACGATGAGCTTGCTGAAATAGCGGAGATATACGGCGAATCCCCCGAAGGCTACATTGCCGGGTTGCTTGAGGAAGAGGCCGACGCAGGTGTTACAGTTGAGAGTGAGCGTCCCTATGATTTAGGTGACATCCGCGCCGTACTGCGTCTTGAGGAAGAAATGAAACAGTACCGTGCCGAACGCATCCCAAAGAAGCCCGGCGCGTGGCAGGACTTCATCAAGAAAAAGGACACCGACGGCAGCTATTATGGGCTCGAAGCGTCCGAGATGCGTGAGCTCATCGGTATCTATGATAAGGCTGATGACGCGAGTCGCAAGGGAATAGAGGATTACCTCGAAAATATCAACTATCACACTGCTCGCAAGTACATGATTCGAAGGGATTACAACTCCATTATGGAAAACGAGTACGGCGAAACGTACATAAAGCCTGTCGCCGAGAACCCCAAAGCAAAGACCAAAGCGAAGAGGTTCCAAACTACTGTCGCGCTAGCGAAGGATGCTCGTTCGTGGAGTGAGTTCATTAAGAGCAAGCATGCACAGCCGAATGGCGGGATCTTCGGTCTTAACGCTTCCGAACTGCGTAGTCTCATCGGATTATACGATGAGGCGGATACTGGAATCCGAGAAGAGATTGCCGACTATTTGGAAAACATCAACTACCATACCGTGCGGAAGCACCTCCTGAGCGGTGACTACGATTCCGCAATGGATGAGTTCGGCGAAAAATACACAGCACGTGAGAAGAATGTCGATCGTACCGAGGACAACCGCAACCCGACCGCTTCGGAGGATATCAGGTTCCGGGCGAGGAGAGGCGGCAGCATAGAGGTCGACTATTCCGATTACGATAGTCCCATTACTGCCGAGGACATAAATGTCCTTCGCACCGTCGGCCGCAAAAGCATAAACGACTTCTCCGCAGAAGATACGAAGAAGTCGCAGAAATGGGCGCATAAATCTTGGCAGCAGCTTGGTACTAAGTCGCCATTCTTCCGTGCGTGGTTTGGCGATTGGAGAGCGAATGACAACACAAAAATTGTTGTTGCATCAGAACGAGGTGCAGAAAGAAAGCCGGTCGTGAACAACGATACCGGTTGGAATATTCAGCTTTCAGGAAAGGTGTTCAACGAAACAAAAACGCATAAAGCTAAAAAGTCGAAAGATGCGTTGCCATATCTTGAATACTTGTCTTCGATTATAAGTAATGCGATATTGCTCGACACGAAGACAGGGCAGCCGAAGTCTGAGAATACGTTGTTTATGCATGATTTTTACGCAATCGCCGACAAAGGCGATGGGGCTGTGCTGCTAAAGTTGTATGTTGAAGAAATGAACAACCCAAACGCTTCAGATACTTCGAAACGAGCATATAAACTTTTGAATATAGAAAAAGTATCCGAAGCAAGTGCAAGAGTTCAGGAAATATCCCCTAGCTCAGTCACAAATACTTCAGATACCGGATATACTGTAGCAGATTTATTCGCTCTTGTCAAGCAGCACGACCCCGGGTTTAATCCCCGCGAAGTCAACCCTGCACTTATCAATGAGGACGGTACGCCGAAGATTTTTCATCATGGCACTCGCAAGGGTGGATTCACAACATTCCGCGACTGGTCATACTGGACGGAGAACGAGGGTTATGCACGTCGCTATGCCGACCGGGAAACCGGAGAAACCATATACAACGCGTATCTTACTGCTGATAAGATATTCGATACACGCGACCCGGAGTGCCGTAGAGTATTTGAAAAGGAGTACCTTGGAAAATATTCGAATACCCCATTACAGGAGAGCGGCTTGCCCGACTGGACGGACGGCTACGATCTGGCAGAGTTCTTCGAAGAAAACGGCTACGATTATGATATGATTCTTCTTGATGAGGGTGCTGATCCGACTGCGGAAGGAGAAGTATCTGAACGGGGAATATCGTATGTTGTCCGGAGTTCGAATCAGATCAAATCCGCCACCGACAACATCGGCACATTCGACCGCGAGAGCGACGACACCCGCTTCCGCCTTGCCGCCAACCAGTATGACGCCCTCACTCTTGAATACGCCCTCGAGGAGGATGCGTTCAACGATGCCCAACTGGCCAACCTCGTGGGACAGCTCCGCGACCATGGCGTAGATCTGAGCGATGATCCCGACACTCAGGAGCTTCTTGAAGCCGTTGATATGCTTGACAGCATGGAGCCCGGCTTCAAACTCAACATTACCGAAAAGCCCTACAAAACTGCCGAGCAGAAGGCTGCTGAAAAGGCCGAGCGCGAAAGGACAGCTGCTGATCGCGCCGAGCGCAAGCGTCAGCGGGAGGCCGAGGCCGCCGAGAAGAAGCGTGTCGCGGAGGAAGAGGCGCGCCGCAAAGCAGAGGAAGCCGAGCGGAAAAAGGCCGCTATCGCCGAGCGCAGAGCCGCGCAGGAGAAAAAGAAGGCCAGCGCCGAAGCTGCCCGAACTGAGAACCGCATCCAGCGGGAGATAGCCAAGGCGGCCAAGGACAACATTTCCAGCGTCGAGCGCATCAAGGGCAGAGGTAAAGACAGTTATTCCGTCAACATCGTCAACATCAACAGCATGGTTCGCAGCCTCTCCGGCGACGCTCGGGCAGAGGTTGTAAAGCAGCTGGAGACTATCAACCAGCTCGGCAAAGCTTTCGGGCGCAGCGTCCGGTATTTCTCCGGGAAAATGTCTGGAGTGAACGGCGATGTTTACGGATTCTACCATAACGGCGTAATCTATGCGAACGCGGATTACCTCCGCGCCGCCGGCATTAAGACGGTTGCCCACGAAATCTGCCACGACATTGCGGCCAGCGAACCGTCTTTCGTCAGCACATTCTATAAATTGTACCGCGAATACTGCGAGAGCAACGGTCTGATGAGCGAGTTTAATCGCCGGTGGAACGAGGTCTACAACAACTCGATCTATCCCAACAAGCAGCTCGCCATCGCGGAAGAGGTCCTCGCCGAAATGTTCGGAGAGTATGCCGAGAACGACAGCGATTTCCTCAACTATTGCATGGGCAAGCGCCCGGGAATCGTCGCCCGCATCGTGGAGGCGTTTAACCGACTGCTGACTAAGCTGCACCTCAAGCGGTACGGCAAGGCTGCGCAGGATGCCATGGAGCTTCGCAATTATATGCTGGGCGTTATGGCACAGCACCAGCTCGAACGAACCGGAAGAGGCGTCAATTTGTCCTCTGCCGTCCGGGCGGATTACACCGCCGCTCTGCGCAAGGCGGATGCCATCGGAGACAGATACACCATCCGCGGCGATGCCGGAGTACATCTTACCGAGTGGGATACCACCAGCCTTGCGTCGCCCAAAGATTATAGGAACCTCCGCAGGACTGCGCCCAACGAGGTGACCGATTATGGTTTCTGGAAGGTGCCGGTCAACGGAGTACTTCGCGATGTGCTGATCGTCAACCCCTCCCGCTACATCACCGAGGGCTATCATGTCGACATGGTGGCATCGTCCCGCTCCCTGGCTGCCGCTTTGGGCATCCGCCTCGGATTCATAACCGGGCAAACAACACAGACGGTCGGGGAAGGCAAGAAGCGCAGAGACATTACCATCGACGCAGACTATCTGCTGGCAGGCGACGGCACGCTGTACATCAACCTCGACTCTGAGGTGCCCTACAACAAGATCGTCGCCGGCGCGTGGTGGTCGCAGTATCGCAAGAAGCATCCTCAGAGCGCCCGTAATATGGAGCGCCTTGTCGAGCGTGTGAACAAGCTCAGAGGCGGCGCGGATACCATTGCTCAGAACGCCGCTGTCGATATGCTGGCAGGCGGAGCCGCAGCAAAGGGCGTCAGTGCCATCAACATGGATGTTGACAGTCTGATCAAAGCGCTCGCCGACAGCAAGTCTGCCGTTTATGCCTATGCCCATGAGAACCCCGGCATCATGCGCAGATTGTTTGAGAGTGCCGGTGACATGGTGGCCAAGCTCACCAAGAAACAGGACTATCGAGCCGCGTACCTCGGAGGCCAGCTGCAGGCAAGGCTGATGAAGGTATTCTCCGAAAGCTCCCACGACCCGAGCCGCAGAGGCGGTGAGAGGATCGAGAGCGATGGGCGGAGGAAGGCGCCGGAGAGTGTGTGGTTTATGTTTGCCGGAGAGAATGCGCAGACTGCTGACCACGATGCTCTCAAACGCGCAAAAAATATGATCGAGGATGGAGCGGATTCCGAGACCGTCCGGCAGCAAACCGGATGGTTCAAGGGGATGGATGGCAAATGGAGGTTTGAGATCGACGATAGCAAAGCGCAGTATCATCGCGCAGGCGACGCACAATTTTCTCTGGCACATACTGACTACGCAAGATATCAGGCGTTGACCGATAAAATGCTCAAAGGAAAAATTTCATCGGAGGAGCACACCGAGTTACGCGGCCTCGAAGAAATCTGGGGACGCGAGCGAGACAGACTCAGCGAGCGCGTTGATCGAGGAAGCGCTAAACTTAGCGACATTCTCCAACACGATGCGCTGTTCAAAGAGTACCCGCAGCTGCGAAAGGCTGAGGTCAGGTTCGGATACCTATCCAACGGCACGCATGGCATGTATGACCGCAACAAAAATGTGATAATTCTCAGTAATAAACTCCGGGCAGCGCCTGAGGACACTCTCCTGCATGAGCTTCAGCACGCAATACAGGCTATAGAAGGTCATGCTTTCGGTGCGGATCCTGAGTATTGGGATTACGCAAAAGGTAGAGATACTGAGGCAGATAGAAAAGAGCGAACTGAGATATGGGAAAAGGCCAACGCGCTTATCGCTCAGATCAAAAAGAAATACGGAAGTCAGGCAGCCCGCAACGTAAAGGACAACTGGTTCCTGAGAAAAGTCTACGGTACCGACGATGCAAGAAATAAACAGATAGATCAGAGATTACTGGAAATCGAAGATGCCGCAAAGAGCGGTGGTTACGCTGATCTAATGAATGAATATGTAAGCATTTGTTCCAATATCGACAGGATAGTGGAAAGAGTGCAGGAGCGCATGCGCAAATCGTCATACGATCTGTATCGGAATACCGCTGGTGAAATCGAAGCCCGTGATACAGCCGCCCGTCGTTCGCTTACTCCTGAGCAAAGAAAAAACACCCGCCCGGATATAGATCGGGAGGATGTTGTGTTTGCAGACAGATCGGAGTATAATAATGCAAGAACAAGACGCTTTTTTGGCAACAATACATTCCCTCCGTTTAACACCAGTCACAGTGAAGCGAATGAACTTGCAACACGCTGGGCACATCGCCAATCTGTAGAGGTGGGAGATCAGGCACTCGTGTCGTACCATGGCAGATGGTACATGATAGAGAAATTCAACGAATCTGATCTGGGGTACTATATCGTTGACTATGTGAAGAAGGCTGAGTTTAATAGAATCTTTGAGGAGTTTAAATCGTATGGCAAGATTATCGAGGGACAATCCCTTATACACATCTCTGATGAAGTTAGTTTTGGCGATAGATCGAGAAATCGGCCTGAAGCCAGAGAACCAGGTGCTTATTATGATGTTGCTGAATACGGAAGAGAAGGCTCACAGATTTAACCAATGGGTCAGAACGAAAATAGTGGACGATCATCTGGAGACCATAGAGGACCGAGTAATGGGAGCGGCATCGAGGATAGGCAAAGGTCTGGAACCGAGCGACTAAGCGAAGAAACTGACATTCGATTTTCCGCCCGTCGCGACAACAACACCGTCCTACGCACTCCCACCCGCCCCGAACGCCGTTCCTGGCTCAACGACTACGCCGACACCTACGGCGAGATCCCCGAGGGTGAGAACGTCAATTCCCGGGGCAATCAGCACATTCCTGCACAGATTGACAAGGATACCCGCATTCGCCGCACCTATCGCACCTATGCCGAGGCTCAGATCACGCCCGACGAGTTCGTCGGTGAGCTTGAGCGGGAGATCATTGACGGTCGTGCCTCGTATACTCCGGTCACCAACAAGGAGGCCGCAGCCTACGCCGAGCGCAAGCTGGCCGAGGGCATGGACGAAGCCATGGCAACATGGCACGCCGTCACCCACGGCGACACAGTAGCCAACAAGAAGCAGATCGCCCTCGGCGAACGCCTGATCATGGAGGCCATCAACAACCGCGACGTGAAGCTGTTCACTCAGCTGGTGTCCGAGGTTGCCGCCGAGGCCACCCGTGCCGGTCAGATGGTGCAGGCCATCAGCATTGTCAAGCGGCTTTCTCCCGAGGGGCAGCTCATGAGCTTCCACAAGGAGGTCAGCAAACTCAACGAGGAGCTGGCCAACCGTAAGGGACATCCTCAGGTGCAGCCCAACGAACGGCTCACGGAGGAGTACATGGAGCTTGCCCGGCAGCTGGAGGAGCTTCGCCGGCAGATTTCCGGACTGGAACACACCGCCGGGTCAGATGCAGACGAACGCCATCAGGATCGCATCGACAGCCTCGAGCAGCAGGCCGGAGACATCGAGCAGCAGCTGAAGGACAAGCGCAACGAAATGATTCGCGATGCAGCCGAACAGGTGCCGCCCACATGGATGGACAAGCTGCGCACGTGGCGATATCTCGCCATGCTGGGCAATCCCCGGACGCATATAAGAAACGTCCTCGGCAACGCCGTGTTTATCCCCGCTGTGCGTCTCAAGCAGGCTATTGCCGGAGGCATTGAGCGCGTGGCAGTCAAGCAGGGCAGCCGTACTCAGGGCATACGCGCCAGCAAGGAGCTGCGTGATTTTGCCCGGGAGGACGCAAAGACCCAGCTCGACATCCTTGCGTCCGGCGGCAAGTACAACCACACCGACGAGATTCGCGCCCAGCAGAAGATATACAGCGACAACAACATGTTCGGCAAGACGCTCAATAAGCTGTCCGAGCTGAACTCCGCCGCCCTCGAGGGCGAAGACGCTTTCTTCCTGCGTAATCATTATCAACACGCCCTGTCCCGCTATGCCGCCGCAAACCGCTGGACGGTGGATTTCCTCAGGAAGAATCCCGAAGCGCTTGCCAAAGCCCGGGGCTTTGCTTTCCGCGAGGCGCAGCGCGCGACCTACCGCGACATGAGCTCCTTTGCCCAGCTTATGACCAGGGCATCCAACAAGCTGAGGAATGCCAGAGGCTTCGGGAAAATCGGTTATGCCATGTTCGAGGGCGCTATGCCATTTAAGAAAACGCCCTGCAACATCATGAAGCGCGGCATTGAATACTCTCCGCTGGGCATTGCCTCGGCTATATCCAAGGGTATCATTATGCTTCACGACAACCGCAACGGCGTGCAAACCGATTACACCGGAACCGAGTTCATCAATGATCTTGCCGCCGGAATGACCGGCACTATGATCATGGGGCTTGGATATCTGCTCACATCCTTGGGACTGCTTCACGGTCGGGACAAGGACGAGGAGGACGAGCTGGGGACCATTCAGGGCGTGCAGGAGTATTCCGTGACCGTCGGCGATTACAGCTACACCGTGGACTGGGTCACACCGGTGGCGTTCCCGCTGTTCGTCGGCTCCGAGCTGTACGACCAGATAAACAACGGCGATGATGCATTCACTATGGACGACTTCTTCGACGCGCTTGCAGGCATCTCCGAGCCGCTGTTCTCGCTGTCCATGATGGACGGCATTCAGTCCATGATGCAGTCGTACAGCAGCGAAGGTGCAGTCTTTGAGGCCGGACAGTCGGCAGTAGAATCCTACCTCGGCCAGTACGCTCCCACGCTGGGCGGTCAGCTCGCCCGGACGGTTACGCCGGAGGTACATACCGCCTACTACCGTGACAAAACCGATATCGTGGACGACTTCACATCAGGCATCGCCCAGCAGGCTATGGCGAAAACGCCCGGTCTGTACGGCAAGCTTCCGGAGAAGATCGATGTCTGGGGTCGGAACGTCGGCTCTGACAAGCCGTGGTATCAGCGTGCGACGGAGAATTTCCTGTCTCCCGGGTACCTCAACCGCATCGAGGTCACCGACGCCGACCGGCTGGTGCAGGATCTTTATCTGCAGACCGGAGAAACATCTGTCATTCCCGGCACGCCGGCGAAGTATTTTACCTTCAACGGCGAACGCTACGACATGTCCGCCGACGAGTATGTCACCTACGCAAAGACTCGCGGCCAGACCGCCTATGATATCATCACGGAGTTCTCCCAGAGCAGCAGCTTCAAGGCACTCACTCCTGAACAGCAGGCGGCTTGCGTGGATACAGCGTACAAATTCGCCACCGCCATCGCCAAGTCCGGAACCAACAGCGGTTACGAGATCGACACCAAGTGGCAGCGCGAAGCCTATGAGAAGTACCTCGCAGGCCAGACCACGCTGGCTCAAGCCATCATCGAACACAAAACCAAATAACACAAAGCCCGGCACCTCGCGATGAGATGCCGGGCGGTTTTGTTGAATAGCGTTGCAAGTGCGTTGCTATTTATCGAAGAAATCGCATGGTTGTGCGAAAAAATGTGATTTACGGTCTGGCTACGAACCAAAAGGTCAGGGGTTCGAATCCCTTCAAGCGCGCCATAATCGGACGCTGATTTTGATACAATGTGTATCACGATTGGTGTCCGATTTCTTTTTGCAAAAGTCCCTGTCTCCAAGGGTTTCACGATACTATTTCACGAAATCGGCTCCACGGCGATTCCAAAATGATCACCGTGGAGCCGATTTGGTATTGTTTCCCTGCATCATTTACCGAAGGGGAGGTGGGGTGTGCATTTTGGACCAGGGGGTGTGCACATTTTAATTATTTCTATTGTTGCAGCGGACAACCACATGTTTCATCACAGCGAACTTGGGCATATATCCATGTTATCTTGCTCAACCATCTGTTAACCTATCTTCCGCTTCGATTGATTGTCTTTTCTCTTGGGGTGCGCTACAATAGGTATAGGTCGACCACCAATGAATTGGAGGATATAAAACAATGGATATCGGAAAAAAGATCAAAACCTTTCGCATTGCCAAGAGCGTCACACAGGAGGCTCTCGCACAGGAGCTGGGTGTGACCGCGCAGGCGGTCAGCCGCTGGGAAAATGGCGCAGCGATGCCTGACATCGCACTACTGCCTGCCCTCTCTGTCTATTTTGGCGTCCGTATCGACGATTTCTTTGAGCTGAGCGACGAGGCGCAGCAGGAACGCATCTGCAATATGACCGAAACAGAGGAATTCATCCCTCGTGCTGACTTTGACCATGCTGAGCGGTATCTCAAGGATCGGCTTGCATTGGATCCCCACGATTCGGAAAGCCTGACTACATTGGCGGCGCTCTACAATCACCGAGCCGAGGGGTATCACCGCAGAGCGGAGGCCCTGTGCAAGCGTGCGCTGGAGGTTGCGCCCACCGAGAAAGCCGGACACTCCTTGCTTTCCTATGCGGCAAACGGCGCGTGCTTTGACTGGTGCAGCTGCAATCATCGGGAGCTGATTGACTACTACTATGGCTTTGTGGAAAAGAACTCTGATTTCCGCCCCGGTTACATGTGGCTGCTGGACAATCTGATCGCTGATCTCCGCTTGGAGGAAGCGCTGGATATCACGCAGCGCATCGACCGCATCAAGCACGATTACTACCCCGTGATGATGGAAGGCTATGTGCGCAGTCTGCTGGGTGAGCGCGATGCTGCGGAAGCAATGTTTGCGAAGGCACTGGAGGAAGAACCGGAGAGTCTTTACGCCTGGAGTCTCCTGGGTGATATTCGTGTCAAGCAGCGCCGCTATGATGATGCAGTGGCGTGCTACGAAAAATCTGCCGAACTTGACCCCAACCCCGGCTTTACAGACAACTATCTTTCCATTGCGTACATTCGTGAGATGCAGGGCAAGTGGAACGAGGCCGCAGACGCCTATGAAAAGGCGCTGGCGGTCTACCGCGAGAACAAGAAGCTGGAAAACGGCTTTGGCGTGGATCAGTTTGAGCAATCTATCCTGCGCTGCCGTGCAAAGGCGTAA